GGTACTGATATTCAGTGGCAAGCTAATACCAACACTGGTAACTCCACTGTGGCTGTATCTATTGAGGGTTACTTAATAGCAAACAACAACACTTCTGTAGGATATTAAAATGAGCTTATTAGATAAGATTGAATCTTTTGTCAGTAAAGAATGTATTGAAATGGGTAGCGCTATGCACCAGTTATTGCAGCGTTTTGTTGCTCATGTTGAAGAACCTGAACAAGCGCCAACCCCAGAACCAACCCCAGAAATACTTACTGACGCAACGCCAATCGAGCAAACTCCAGCGCCAGAAACAACCCAAGACGCTCCTGCAAACTAAGGATTTTCGGATGGATCAATTGGAAACTGCAAAGGAAGTAGCTGGTAAATCCATTGGAAAGCATGGTCTTGCTTACATTACAGCGATTATTTTGATTGCTGTAGGAGCAAGCATTTTCTTAGATTCATCCAAGATTGCTGCTGTAATTGGTATGGCTGGTGGTGCTTTGATGGCTATCATCAACATGATGAATGGCGTTGCTGGCACTACTGAAAAAGAAGAAAAACCAGAGTTTCAAGTTATTCAACAACTTATTCAGCGTTTAGATCATCTTGCCGATAAAGAACCTCCTATGTCTGTAACTGTAGATGGAGATAAAGTTACTGTTACTAAAGGTCAAGACACTATTAGCACAAAGAAATGAAACTGCTAAAAGACATTCTTACTGAGGATAATAATGAAACCTATTGTGCAGCTAGGGTTTGCGCTGTTGCTGCTCTTTTTGGCTTCTTGGCTATTGCTATCATTCATGTTTTACATGGTGGCTCTATGGATTTCTCACAACTTGGCGTAGGTTTTGGAACAGTTTTAGGTGGATCAGGTGTAATGATTGGAGCTAAAGCTGCTACTCAGAAAGACACTGATGTTTCCCCTACCAATTAGTACTTACCTCTATATCGCTATTGCGCTAGGCACGGCATTTATTACCCATCGTATTGATGGCTATTACGAAGAAAAAGCCAAGGTAGAAGCCGTAGAACACGCTATTGCAGAACAAACCAAAGTAGTTCAAGATCAAGCTGTTATTGCTCAACAAACACAGAAGGACAAAGATGAACTGGAAACTCGCTACAACGCTCTTGTTGCTCAGTCTAGGGGGATGCACAACGCAAACCTTCCAAACAGTCAACCCACCACCCCTACAGTACCAAGTCAAGGATTCAGATTACTTGAACCAGATGTCGAAGTTCTTATCGGGTTTGCAAAGCAATGCGCCATCTCAGAAATAGAGCGCAATGATGTTATCCAAAAATACAACGCTCTGATGGTGAAATAATGCAATATTCTAAAAATGGTCTGCATCTTACGGAATCTTTTGAAGGCGTTAGGCTTTCTGCTTACCCTGATCCTGGCACTGGCGGTGATCCTTGGACTATTGGTTATGGTCATACTGGTCCTGAAGTTCATTCAGGCATGACAATTACTCAAGAGCAAGCTGAACTTTATTTAGCAGAAGATGTTAAAAGAGCAGAAACAGATGTCAATGCAAAACTTACTGTAGAGGTAACTCAAGATGAATTCGATGCACTGGTTGATTTTGCTTTTAATTGTGGATGCGGTAATCTTAATAATTCCACATTGCTTAAAAAATTAAATGCAGGTGATTTTGAGGGCGCTGCACAAGAATTTTTAAAGTGGGATATGGCTGCTGGTCATCACATGGCTGGATTGCTCAGACGCAGACAAGCAGAAGAATTACTCTTTTTAAAGGACATGGCATGAAAAAATTTTTGATTTTTATGGCAGGTATTCTGATGGCTGGCTGTTCTGTTGCTCATACTTTAGGCATCTGTCATGGTCAATACGCTTTATGTGCTGCTAGTGGCGCACAACCTACAGGCAATACCATGATTATTGGCAATAAAATCTTTCAAGAAGGCGTAGCAACTTGCCCAGTGTTAACTGGTGATTCTATTGCTGACCTTGATTTAATGAATGGTTCTTGTGATGCCAAGCCTGGTACTGTATGGTCATTGTTTAGCCAACAATCAAGCTATCCACAAGCACCTGATTGGTCTAATCAGCCCGCAGCCTTCCGTTCATTCGTAATTGGCGCTACTCCACAAACTCAGATCAGCAATATGTGGTCATACTTGTGCCAGATTCAGCCTGAAAAGGTCAATGGTGTAACCTTGGCTAGTTGCTATGGACCATTGAATGAAAGCCCTTGGACACACGATCATACTAAGCCAGGGCAAACTGGATTTACTCAATCACCTGCTGGCACTAGCTTTGGTGTTGGCGGTAATGCACCTTAATCATGGCTGATAATTCCTCAGTATCGGTAAGCGCAGCTCCTGCGGAGTTTTCTAATGCTCCAGCAATACCTATACCAGACGATAATGCCGTTGTTGGTCAAATGTTGTTTGAGAAAGCCAAGAAAGAGTATCCATACTTGGCAGACAAAGATATTGCTTTTGACTATGCTCCAGGTAAAGGTCAGGGATATTTAGAGTTTTACTCACCTACTGAAACGGGTTCTCCTGAGTATCCTCGCCCACAAAACATACCTATGGGTAAAGTGGGTGTCCAAGTATTTGATCCTAAAACTAAACCTTTAGATATTTTGGCTGATTATGTAAGCCATTACGGTGTAGAAAACGATCCTTTTTTAAAAACTCAATATCAACAATTCCAGCAATCTTTTACACCTGAACAACAAAAAAAATTACAAGATCAATACGCTTGGTATCAAAAAAATTACAAAGAAAACAGACCTTTTGAAGATTGGGCGAAAGCAAGTGGTATTCCTGGTTATTTTCGAGGATATACTTTTAATCAATGGGATGACGCTAAAAGCGCATACACACCACAACAGCTTTTATTGCTCGATCAAGTTCGTAAATACTTAGGAGTTAAATAATGCCATTAGCTAAAGGAAATTCCAAAAAGACTGTTTCTAAAAACATCCGCAAGATGATGCGTGAGGGCTATCCCCAAAAGCAAGCCGTAGCTGCATCGTTATCAACTGCGAGGAAAGGAAAGAAAAGTGGCAGAGCGAAAAAGAGGTCCTAATCTTTCCGTTGGTCGTGGCGAGAAGCTCTCCGTTTCCGCTGGCGGGGGTTTAACTGCGAAAGGGCGTGCCAAATATAACCGAGCCACAGGATCAAAGCTAAAAGCACCCCAAAAATCAGGCAGTCGGCATCGCTCATTTTGCGCTAGATCCAAACACTGGAAAGGCGAAAGAGGGCGTGCTGCTCGTAGGAGATGGGGATGCAGGTAGATTCACACTATAAGTCTTTATTAAAAGCGGTGTCTTGGCGTGTTACTGGAAGCCTTGACACCTTTGCTTTATCTTGGATTATTACTGGCACTGCAAGTCTAGCCTTCAGTATTGCCTTTGTTGAACTGTTCACCAAGATAGCTCTGTACTGGGTACATGAGCGTATCTGGCTAAAGATCGAACTATGAATCACTGGGTACTAGGCGAATCAGGCGCATCATGGAGCAGGGATGAGCTGTCCTTCGAAAGCGTAAGTACCTATATGGCTGAGCTGACACCAAGGAGCAGCATAGACCTTGCCACCAGCTTTGCGCCAAATGTAGCAGAAGTGATAATCCTCTGATAACAAACGACCAGTTTCAGGTTCAATAGAGGTGGCAAAGTATTCTTTGATTTCTTCTCTCATGCCTATTTGACCATTTAGATCATTGACATCGTTAAAGTAAGACGGCACTTTATCTGATAATTGCTCAAAAACTTCACGCTTAATCATCATAAAACCAGTACCGCCATTAAAGATCTCTACAGGCTGTCCAACAGGCACAGTTACTTCACCTTGGTAATCCACCAGATTGACCACAAAACTGCCTGTATAGCTTTTTAATTGATTCTGTGGCACTCCGCTATCCATTGCCTTTTTGACGCTATCCCAGTTGATTTCTTTCTTAGGATAGATACCGCAAATAATGTCTTTATCTGCTTCAAGCATTGCCATAATGTCGGTAGCTCTAAACTTAATATCGCTATCAATAAAGAGTAGGTGAGTGCAACCGCTTTTAAGAAAGCCATTAGTAAGCGCATTTCTTGCTCTAGTAATCAAACTCTCGTTGAACATAAAGCTGTACTGAGCTTCCACTCCAGACTTTTGTAGCAACATATTGAGTTCCATAATTGACTGCGTATAG